TGGACAAAGTTATCAACAACCTTGAAATCGCAGAATATAACAATAAGAAGATTGTTCTCTCAACAAAACAGGGAACACCCATGCGTATTCAGTTTCCGAGGTTGTACATGCCATTTGGTGTTTCGGGATTTACACCAGAGGTTGGTCCTACGAAGTACAATATAGATTTTGCGTTGAAGGGGTACGATGAAGAGGGGAGTTACATTAAAAAATTTTATGAAGGTATTCGGGATATCGAGGATAAGATCATCGATGCCGTCGTAAACCAAAGTGAAACCATTTTCGGTGCTCCCATGTCAAAATCCGATTTGCTTCCCATGTTCAACTCGAATATTAAACATTCGACGGATAGAGAACCTAAATTTAGAGTCAAGGTGGACACGGATCATCAAGATATGATTAAGGCGGGGGTGTACGATTCAGATAAAAATGCGGTAAAGACTGAAGTTTCTAACGGTCTCTATTCAAGGAATTCTGGACACGCTATCGTCGAATTGAACAGCGTATATTTCTTGAACAAGAAGTTTGGGTGTACATGGAAACTATATCAACTCGTTGTGTATGAACCACAAAATTTAAAGGGTTTCCAGTTTCTTATTTAGTATCGGAGGTTTTGAGGGAGTCCACTTTGACCACTGACGGGTGTCACAAACCCACTACCTACCTGGTTTCTATAAGCCGCATTGGGTCTGTAATTTCTCCCACCACCGGGCATATTTACATACGCACCACCGTTGGGTCCTTGCATAATACGACGACCCATGTTATCCATGTAATTCATGGGTACCTCCGCACCGAACTGTAATCCGGCAGCTTGTGCCTCCATACGAGCTTTTTCGAGTGCCTGGTTGTGCGCCTGTCGAGCCATATTCATAGCCTGGCGATGCGCCTTTTTCGCCATGGTGCGCCCGGTTTCTATCGCCGACATGGTGTCCGTGGTGGCATTTTCAGCCATCTTTAGACCATTCGCCTGAACTTTATTAGCTATCGCTTTACCCCTGTAATTCGACTGCCTCTTGATAGAGTTCACCTGTTTGTTGTTCTTGTTCTTGTTTTTACCAGAATTGTTGGCAGACTTCCCACCATTACTCTGACCAGTCGCAGCCTTTGCTTGGTTAGCCACCGCTTTTACCTGGGACATCACACCCGGGGCCGCAGCCTTTGCTTGGTTAGCCATCGCCTTTACTTGGGACATCACACCCGGGGCCGCAGCCTTTGCTTGAGCTTGGGCCTGGGCAGCCGCCGCCTTTGCTTGAGCCATCATACCAGGCGCCTTCGCTTGGGCTTGTTTAGCCGCAGCCTTTGCTTGAGCCATCATACCAGGCGCCTTCGCTTGGGCTTGTTTAGCCATCGCAGCTCCCTGCTTTTTCATCCGATTCATAAAAGATCCAGCTGTCGACTTTTTGACTGGAGCCATTTAGTATTTACTAATATTTTTTATCACAACTACTTTTTAGATTTCGCGCGTCGTGTCGGCTTCGTTAACAATATGTGGTAAATTGCTTGTGCCTCTCTGAGCAATTTACCCTGTATCCGCACAAATGAAGATTTATCAATATTTAATCGTTCCTTCGCCTTCTTAACCGACTGGTTCCATAAAGCTACGGTCATTCTTACTTATTAGCTTTGATTATTTTTTTGTAGGTCTTCGTATTCTTAGAGGGGACGAGACAGAAAGTACCCCTCTTCTCAGCCTTCTCCTTCGCCAGGTCGATGAACGCCTTGAACTTAGGGTTCATCTTCAAAGATTTCTTAGCCGCCTTACTCGCAGCCTTGGAAATAATACGACCATCCTTCATCGTGAGATCCTTTTTCGTGAGTCCACCACTCGTCTTGTCAGCGTTACCATGGAAAACTTCAGCGCGAGATCCAACAGTCATTTATCTTATGCTCTGAAAATTTTTTTGATATCGAGTATAGATATTTTATCTGTAGTTCTATTCACAGGAATTTGTTTCTCGACTCGTTCATCATTAAGCACTTTGGAACACACAATAGATTTGTGTCCCTGAAGCGCCATCATTTCCTCTTCCACACTGACAAAACGCACACATTCCTTATACACCAACTTTTTCACATACACCGGTTTGGTCTGACCCGTCCTATGACTTCTCCCAATCGCCTGAAGTTCTGTGGCTGGGTTCCAAGCGGGGGCGGTAATGTATACTCTTGTCGCACCTTGGAGATTGAGCCCCTGGCCGCCACTCTTAATCTGAATGATAAATACCGCACCAGCAGCAGCCTTTTTGAATCCCTCAATCTGGTTCACACGTTCATCCCTCGGAACCGACCCATCAATGCGAAAAACCTGAGAGGAGGTAGCGAGCTCATTCTGGATATAGTTCATCTCACCGCGGAACTGACAGAAAATCAATGACTTTTCGTCTGGGTGTTCTCGAATCATTCTGAACAGTGTCTCCATCTTATTGGAGCGACCTTCCCATGAAATCGGCGCAGTCCCATTTTTCTTGGCAATTCCGTCAAGGTACATCGGGGGGTAAATCATACACTGACGCGCACGAAGAAGGCACTCCAAAATCACCATGTTTTTAGCATTCAAACTCTGCGCGTCTCTGAACGCATCCCTGATAGTCTCCTGTGCTTCGAGAAAGACACATTCGTAAAGTGCCTTCTCTTCCGGAAACATATCAAGTTCTACATTCTCAAAGTAACACGGTGGGAGTCGCAGGCGTTCGTTAACCGATGCGAGATCGTCTTTGGTTCTTCTGAGAATGTAAATATCCTTGATATCTTTGGTCATGCCCTGAACAGTCGACTTTTCAAATCCAAAAAATACACACAGGGACACAAAGTCATTCATCGAGTTGAATACCGGTGTACCTGTCACGATCCACTTGATACCCGAGCGTAGACGACACGTACTCTTACACAATTTCGAACCACTGTTTCGTATTTCATGTGCTTCGTCCAAAATAACCCGACTCCATTGTACGTTGTGTAATGGGGTGACACCCCCATTCTCAGCACCCTTTACAGTCATTACGGTGTACGGAGCAATTGTGATGTCACACGAATAATTCATCTTTCTGCCAGGTCCGTCAAAGACATGTACTTTCAGATCTGGCGCAAAGCGGTGAATTTCTTCAACCCACTGAGTGATAATAGATTTGGGTACGACGATCAGCGTGCGGGGTTTTGGGTTTCCGAGTATAGTCGCCACAAGCTGTACGGTCTTACCCAGACCCATTTCGTCACATAAGAACCCACCCTTGGGTCCGGATTCTTGATTTTCCATGTTGAGCATCCACATGACACCTTCATGCTGGTAGGGAGAGAAGAGACGCCCATTGAGGGTGTTCTTAGCACGGCTGTATTGCCCCTCAACAGACATTTTGATTTCACGTTGTTTTTTCGTTAATTGTTGGTCACTTAGGCAGAATTCAATCATCAACATACACATCTTCTTCGGGAAGAATTTCAACTTCACACACGGCTGGAGGAACTTCCTTCTTCTTGCGAGTCTTCTTCTCTTTGGGTTTGGGGAGTTCATCCAAATGTTCCCTGTAATAGAGAACCTTATCCCAAAATTCTCGCATGATCGGTAAATTGGTTTTCCACCATTCGGGATCTCTCTTTACATTGGTAACATCGAACTCTTCTGGGCGGGGCCAATTGGTTTCTGCTGGTTTATACTGAATGAAGTCCGCTTCTTCCAGGTCTAGAATCTCCATACACAGTTGAAGCTGTGGCATATAATGTTCCGGTACTTCACCAGGGATAATTGCTCTCTGTGGGGGACACTTAATTTCAACCAATTTACCACTTTCAGTGACACCATCCGGGCTACCACCGAGCCACGTGTGAATCGGGTGTGGAACAAGACCCAGCTCATGGACAACCTCATTATGACGTTGTTCATAGAGTATTCTGGCCTCATCCTCGTACAGCTCACCGTGACGAGTGGCCGCATTGCCCATAAAACGCGGACCAAGTCCACACTTCTTTAAGAGAAGTTCTTCGGGGGTTTCATACTTATTCACACCGATGGCTGTTGCGGCGTCACTTGCGGTAAGAAGGTTGCCACGGAGGGCGAGCCACTCCTCACTTTTTTGTGCCGCATATTCCCTCTCAATCAGGGCCTTGACATTCGGGTGCATGTTACTATGACATCGATTCATTGTTTTAAGCCAGTCCTTGTCTTTTAAAGTGTTCAATTCTCTGAAAAAAGTGTTTCGCAGCTTCCTGTTCAGCGTGTTTTTTACTCTTAGCACTACCCCGGCTCATGTATTGGTTATCAATGTACACGTCAATGTAAAAAATACCTTCGTGATGACCAGCGACCCGGTATTCGGGCAGATTATGGTTATTCACCTGACAATGGCGCATCAGATGATCCTTGAAGTTATCATCTACCATGATGGAATTCAAATCTATCATGTCCGGGTTGGTGTAAATCCTGAGTACAAATTCCCTAGCGTGAAGAAGGCCGAGATCCATGTATATGGCACCGATCAAAGCCTCAAAAACATCTTCTAAAATCTTCGGGTTATTGTTCCAGCCATTACGCATCCCTTTTTCATCCATGATGACGAGTGAATTGAGTCCTAATTTTGTTGCTATACGTGCTAACGTTTCACCACGAACGAGCTTTGTACGAGCTTTCGTGAGGAAACCTTCTTGACGACTTTCGTGTCTATCAAACAAAAACTTGGTAATCACAAAACCAAGAACCGAGTCGCCTATAAATTCGAGAGTTTCAAAAGACTCTGTAAATTGTTCATACTCCTTGATCGCCGATTTATGTGTAAATGCCTTTTGGTACAAATCAAGATTTTTGATCTTTGTACCAACAAGTTGTTCTATGTGTTCTTTCGTGACAAACGTCACCATGTTATTATTACGTGTAGTTTATTTTTTAAGCCTCCTTCTTGACGTAATGGGGAGACAGGTACCTCTGAAGGTTCAGGTAGGTCACCTGAACGTCGGCAGGAGGTGCGAGAAGATCCCGAAGAGTGTCGTCGAGGATGATCTGGCGACCGTTTTCGGGGTGCTTGAGACCCTTCTCAAGGATATACTTGTTAATAAACTTGGTCACCTCGGAGCGAGAAATGAGCTCCCCATCGGGGAGGGAAAGGAACGCACGCAACTTAGGTGTGATTTCCTGCTTCCTGTTAAACCCGTTGTTTTCAGCACGCTTCTTCGCCTTTTCGCCGTCGGGATCCTCCTGAGTGGTCTTGATCTTACGGATGAGTTTCGTAAGCGTCTTAATCTCGGAGCGGAGAGCGGTGATATCAGATTGAATGTTTTCAAGGGACATTATATCTATCTTAGAGGTTTAATCTTTAAGTCATGGAACACGAGAAAGAATAACGTGATTATCGTAAAGAAACCAAGTAGGTATTCACGGGTAAAGAATGTGGTGTCCTTCTTCTTTTTACGCACAGGTCTCTCGATAATTCGGAACGGCTGCCCAGAACATCCACCAGGGCAGCATGCGCTCGGGCACGGAGAAAGGTACGCCCCCCTCTGCGCAGCACAGAATTGTTTCTTGACACCTTTATACGCGTAGCACCGACATTCGTCTATGATACCGCAGTCCATAATAATATATCACAATATAATAATGGACGAAAAGATTTATTCGAGTGAAACAATTGAAAAATTTTTAAATACAAATTTACTTTTCAATGATTTGAAACTGAAGAAATATTTCGAACGTGACGAACAACGGGATCTAAAAAAATTCAGGGACCGCGTCCGGAGTACGTATCCTGATAAAGATTTCGAGAAGGTTGTATATGTTTTTGTCACAGATTCCATTCGCGATATCATCCTTCAAACAACTGGGGAATTGACTGAGTTTCTCAAGTCATCAGGTGATTTGATCATAAGTGGTGGGGAAGCTTTCAACATGTATGTGGATTTCAAGGATCGTATAGTCACGAGTGATATCGATGCTAAATTCGTTCCTCGTATGAAAGTTGACTCTAAATACTATGGAAAATTACAAGCCCTGAAACTCCTCTTATGGAACAAATTAGGAGAAATTGCTAAACGCTTGAATACACGCATTAAAAATCGTATAACGATACAAAAGGGTAAAATTGCCAAGTATCTCGGCATAGGGTTCAAAACGAGTGGACCGTATGTCACCAGGCGATATACATTAATCAAGAAGAAGCAAACGAGAAACAACAATAACCCAGGTAAGGGTGATGTGTTTATTGACGTAGAGTTGTTTGCGTTGGATCTCAACATTCGGTATTTCTCCCCTAAAACGGGTAAAATTCAAGATTTCACGTTGGGAGGCATTTTAGATATTCCTTTCATGCGACCAGACGAGTTTGGTTCCGATGTCGCTTTAACACGGAAGAAGGGTATTACCTACCGTAATGCGAACACAGGGAAGATGATCGTGAATAATAGTATTTTCGTTGCGAGTAAAGAGTTTTTAATCGATGACATATACCTCATGCATAAACTTAAATTGCGTCCGACAAAGAAGGAAAAGGATCGTAAGCGTCTCGTAAAACTCGGTAAGATGTTTAATAAGAATGTCAGTGCGACGGATTCCATCGACGAAATATTCAAAAAGGTTCAACCTAAAATCAGAAAGGTACCTAGGTTGAAACATGTGAAGACAGCGACCGTTAGTATCAATAAGGCTTCCAGAGTTAACCCACGCAACTATTCGAAATTTACAACGGAACCATTGAAGGATCGCCTGTCTAAGCAACTCGTACATGGTATTAAAACGATCACACCGGGTACACTCGTAGGAAATAATTATGAAAAGTCATCAGGAAGTAAACGATTTAACGTGAATAAACTCAAATGGGTAAATGTGAATAACAACGCGTATGTGAAAAATGAACAAAATTACAGGCCCAAGGATGCGCAAAAGTTTGGCAAAAATGTCAACATCGAAAAGACGTTGTACGGATACAGGAGAAACAGGAATAGCTGGCTACCTAAAACAATTCTAGATAAAGCAGCTGCTATACCTTTTGTTGGGTTAAAGAAATGATACACAATTAGAGTATAAATGATTTTTGATACACTTACCAAGAATGAAGATGGTTTCCGCTCCGTGAAGGTTCGTAACGACAACAAGCGTAAAGTTTTTGTCCAGTTGAACGGCGTTAAGATTGCCGACATCTCCGACGATATCGTTATCGACCTCGTTTCCGATGTCAATGCTGAGAAGATCAGAGCGATTGATCACGCAAACATTTCGGCAGCTCATGAGAATGCCACGGACTGGTTCGGTAAGGAGTTGTCGGAGGATGTTATCAGGGGAGCGTATACCACCAGTGCGCCCAGTGACCAGATCAGCTGTGACCGTATCGATGTTACCAAGGTTTTCAATTCCCAGCAGGAGACTGTAGATTTTGAAACTCTTCAGAAGGATCAATCATGTGACGTGATTCTTGAATTTTCAGATCTATGGTTCGCCAAGAAGACATTTGGATGTACTTGGAATCTTGTCCAGGTCAGACTTCATCCAGAGCCGATCGTTGATACATACCCAGATGAATATGCCTTTGTCGATGACGACCAATAAAAAAATTTGTTACTACTATATAAAGATGATTGCTAATATGTTCAAGCGTCACCAGTCTAAGATACTTACTCTCGTGGCCATTGCCGTCGTTATCTACTTACTCACTACCCTCAACACTACTTCCAAATATTCCATCAACGAGCGTGAGTACGTTGGCTTCGGCAGTGGATCGGCCATCGGCCCAGCCGCCGCTCCCGTGAATGGTGGTATGAATAAGGGTACAGGTCTCGCCTCCTCTCTCCTTCCCCGCGAGGTTGCCTCCGCCGAGGACTTTGGGCAGTTTGCCCCAGAAGACATACTCAAGGGTCAGAACTTCCTCGAACCCCGTGCCCAGGTTGGGTTCCCCGAAACGGTCGGTGGTGCGCTCCGCAACGCTAACCAGCAGATCAGGGCGGACCCCCCCAACGCCAAGGAGCCTTTCGTGTGGAACAACTCCACTATTGTTCCTGATATGATGCAGCGTAGTTTGTGTGCTTAAAGATTATGCAAATACTACATATAATGACGTCTGTTGGAGCCGATCTTTCTGTGAATGTTTCCAAACTTGTCGAACTAACTAAGCAACTTTCTGAAGCGAAAGCTGATATCAAAATCCTCAATCAGGAAGAGAAACGTCTCAAGGAAACTGTGAAGAAGCACATGGTTGAGCAGGGTATTGATACCATTAACCTCAGGAAAGGTAAAATCAGTATTCGCAAATCTGTCCGTAAGGGGGGTATCAATAAGGATGCCATTAGGGACGGACTTTTGAAATTTTTTGGTGGTGACGAAGCAAGGGTCGAAGGTGCCTTAAATGCCATTAATGATGGGCTTAAAGTAAAGGAAACAACCTCCATCTCGTTAACCGGTATAAAAGATAAGCCCGAGAAGGAAAATAAGTAAGTAACCATGGTTTGGAACCAATACGTATACGAAGCCACTAATGGATTTGATCCCGACGTCAGTGATGACGACGAGTTCAATGACGAACACACTCCTCTGAATATCGAAGACTGGGAAGTCGAATACTCAGAAGAACTATGGCACATGTGGAATAATATCAGGACAATCCTCTATGACGCTCATATCGAACCCAGTGGAGAGTTCTGTGACTTTGTAGAATTTTGCTACATTGAACACGATTCGTACCATGACCATGTCGTATCCGAAAATGAGGATCTTCTTCATTACATCTGGAAAAGAATAAGGAGGATTATCAACGATAACGGACTTCACGAAGAAATGATGCGGGGTGCCACCTTCTATCACTTTGTCGACTTTGCTAAAAATTATATGGGTTTATAGTAAATGATCCCTAACGTCACTTCCCCAAAAGTAGTCATCCCAGCCGCACTTTTTTTGGCGCTCAGTCCCGGTGTTCTCCTGACCGCCGACGGATCCAGTGTGTCGTTCATGAAGCGAGAAACGAGTCAAATGTCCGTGTTTTTCCACGCTCTTGTATTCTTTCTCGTGTACAGTCTCATCGCCAAGTCTATGGGCATTGTACTCACAAAGACCGATCTCATCGTGACAACTACCCTCTTTATATTACTAAGCCCCGGTATCTTGTTGACAATTCCCCCCAAGTCCGGGGGTCTCTTCGGTTCCGGGCAGACGAGTGTAGAAGCTGTCGCAGTACACGTGATCGTGTACGCCTTGGTATTTGCGATATTACGACGCCAATTTCCTCAGTTCTACTAGATAGGAGGATGAAATACCTTATTCTCGGACCGGCGTCCATGGGTATATTTTCATTAATTGGCGCCTTGAAGGCTGTTGAATCCAAACTGATTGAAGTTGAACAAATTTCAGGGTCTTCTGCGGGTGCGATATTAGCTTTATTTATAGCGATGGGTATGACGATAGATGAAATTCTTGATATATCATTATCACTTGACATATCCAGATTCGTTAAAATACGATTGAGTTCGTTCTTTACCACGTTTGGATTCGTTGATATGACCCCTATACGTAAAAAGTTAGTGGACATATGCGGCTCGGATCCAGCGTTTAAAGACCTTGATATGAAAGTATATATTTCAGCGTTTTGTATGAACAGTGGAGAGACGGTATATTTCTCCAGAGATACGTACCCCGATATGAAGGTAATAGACGCTGTTTGCATGAGTATGGCAGTTCCATTTATATTCGCATGCGGGCGATACAATAACGAAACCTACGTAGACGGTGGGACAAAAGAACAGTATCCGCTCACACCATTCTTAGACAAAAAACCTCACGAAGTGACGTGTATAAAAATTAAGATGGATAAGATTTATCAAGAAACTATAGATACCCCAAGACAATTCATTGAAACATTGATTCGTTCGACGTTATCAAATAGAATTGAGGATACCCGCCCCATCCACGTGATGGAGATAAATGTGGGAGATACAAATGTATTCAATTTCAACATGAGTTATGAGGAGAAGATAAAATTATACAATTTGGGATACACATTGATATAACTTATTTTTTTTGTTAGTTTAAAATATATGAAAGACCCGTGTAAACCGAGCACGAGTGTCAAAGTTCTCCGGAATGTTGTTAAAATCAAAACCGGAAAAAAGACCAAACTAACAAAAAGGAATATATGCGAAGTATTCACCGATATAAAGACAGGAAAACTGCCATTACCACCTTTGGTTCTCACCAGGGACCGTTCGTACTTACTCGATAAGAAGTCACCATTTACGTCAGGTGAATATGATAAATTGTTCGATAAAACATCGAGTAGGGCAGTTCTGAAACGACTGGCTGAAAAGGTCAACATAAAAAAAGTTGACACATTGACTAAAAGTCAGCTCGTCGATGCGATTCTTAAACGTCTCCAGTTTTTGAATATATCTGAACCTGTTAAACTCTCCGCAGCAGTGTCTTCTCCCACAGCAGCGCCGACCCCTAAGGTAACTGTGATTACTAAACCGAAGCAGATCAGGAAAGGTGAATTTATCCCCGCAGTGAGAAAGTCTGGTACCATGACCAATAAGGACCTGATCGGAGCGATACCCCAAAACACAGTTCCAACACCACCGCAGGTAAATTCTAGAGTGTCTGTGGCACCTGAGCAGGGTAAGGTTATACTGGGTGACAGAAATTACGATTTACTGTTTGACCCTAAGACCAAGAAAAGTGAACTTATTCGCATAGCGAAAAAGGTTAACGTTGAAAACGTCGATAACATGACGAGGAAGGAATTAATCGAAGCAACAACGAAACGCTTGAGATTTATGACCAACCGAGGTTTGACACGGAAAGCCCCGGTACCATTCGCTCCTAACAAGCCCCCTGTTACATCCACTCCTTCATTTTTCCCTAAAGCTCCTAATAGACCTCCAGTTACGACGACTCCATCATTTTTACAAGTAAAGCCAAAAGCACCCACACCCGATACCGGTTTATTAAACTATTCCCGAGGTGGCGCCAATGCCAAGGGTGGGAGTTTCTTAAAC